CTGATATCCTTGCAACAACATACGAAGATACCGTGACCGTTTACAGAGCTTTCAAAGATACCCTTCCGGGTGGAGAAAGCGTTTTTAAAAGCGGTCTGGATGGAAAAGTTGTGTATGAAGATGTGGAATGCGCATTGTCTACACATACAGGTGGAAAGCTGCAGCAATCGAAATCTACTGCGAAGACGGAAACAACTTTTTGTCTGTTTACCCGTCCGGAAGTTGATATCCAGACCAATGATTTCCTTGTGATCACGCACTTTGGAAAGAAAATTGAAGCGGTTGCAGGTTTTCCTGAGTGCATGAAGTCTCATAATAATATCCCGGTCAAGTTGGACAAGGAAACTGTTTAATACTGAGTATAAGCTGGAGGGGCTGGAAGAATGGGAGAAACGACTCTCACAAGCCATAGAGAGCCAGTACCCGGCTGAGTTCCGGGAGATGGTTATTGATTTGGCGGTTCAGCTTCAGGGAAAGGTCAAGGATAACACTCCGGTTAAGACTGGACACTTGCGGAATGAGTGGCACGTTGGGAGTATAGAAAAGCGAGGCAATGAATATTACATCGAGGTCTATAACAACGTGGAGTATGTCGAGCCGGTGGAATATGGACACCAGACAAGAGGTGGAAAGGGCTTTGTAAAAGGAGCCCACATGATGGAGCTTTCCCTTCAGGAAGTGCAGAAACACCTTCCCGGTTATCTCCGGGAGTGGATGAATGACTTCCTGAATACTCATGAACTTTAGGAGGTGGACTATGGAACATCCGATTATTCAGATAAAAAATGCAATCACAGCATTGCTGAAAGGGATTGATCCGGATACCGATGTCTTTTACGAGGAAATAAAAGGCACGGAAGAAAAGCATGGGCTTGATGAACCAGAAACCTATTACTTCGTAGATATCATCCCGAATGGGAACGAGACAGTCGACAGATTTTTTACGGATATGGGAGTGTTGGTTGATATTGCTTACCACGAGAAAAGCGAGAGCAATACCGCCTATTTGATTAAAGGGGCAGAGATTGATGCGGTTGTCCGACCGGTGTTCAGTTTTGGAGACAGGAACATAACCATCAATGATGCCAATATGAAAGTATCAGACCATGTGCTGCATTACAGTTTTACCATAAACTTCCGTCAGGCACGGGAGCAGACGAATGAGTTTGAACCGATGGGAGAGCTGGAAGTGGCTATTAGAAAAGGAGTGTGATTTAAATGAGTTTAGGATTACCGAGTTTTAGCATGATTTTCAGTGGAAAAGCAGTGTCTGCCATTGAAAGAAGTGCAAGGGGTATCGTTGCCATGATTCTCACGGACGGTACCGAAGGTGGAAAAGACTTGAATATTTACAAGAAGGTGGATGAGGTTGATTTTCAGAACTGGACAGAGCAGAACTACAACTATTTGAAGCTGGTGTTCGCTGGAGCTCCGTCTACTGTCATTACAATCCGCAGAGCAGAAAATGCAGAAGGGTACAATGCTGAACTTAAGAAGCTGAAAGATCTGAAATGGAACTACCTTACCATTCCCGGTCTTGGTTCTACTGATACAACAACAATCTCAGCGTGGATCAAGCAGTACCGTGATGATGAGAGAAAGACCTTCAAGGCGGTTCTGGCACACTGTAAGGGAGATCATGAAGGAATCATCAATCTCACAACAGAGAATATCTCCACGACCATTACCGGCGCAAAGCATACTGCAGCTGAGTATTGTGCGAGAATTGCCGGGGTACTTGCAGGGCTTTCCCTTGCAAGAAGCAGCACATATTATGTATTGGACGATATTTCTGAAGCAGAAACTCCGGACGATCCGGATGATCGTATCAATGCTGGTGAGATGGTCATTGTCTTTGATGGAAGGAAGTACAAGATTGGGCGAGGCGTGAACAGCCTTGTCAGTTTCACGACAGAAAAGACAGAGGATGTCCGTTTTATCAAGATTGTAGAAGGAATGGACTTATACATGGATGACATCAGGGAAACCTATGAGGAAAGCTATGTCGGCAAGATCATCAATGACTACGATGGAAAGCAGATGTTCGTGGCTGGTGCTTACCACAAAGGGCTACTCGGCAATGTGCTGGATAAATCCTATGATAATGTGGTGGCGATTGATATCGATGCACAGCGTACTTATCTGGAGAGCAGAGGAATGGATACTTCCGAGATGGATGATATTGCAGTTGCTAAAGCTAACACCGGAACAAAGGTATTTATCGCTAGCAATGTAAAGTTTGTAAACGCAATGGAAGATCTGAAAATGAATGTCAATATGTAGGAGGTAAACGGATATGGAAGTTATCAGAGGTAATAAGACTCTCTCCGGAACATGGGGAGAACTCTGGATCAACGGAGAGAAGATTTTTGAATTCTCCAAAATTGAAATGAAAGTAACTGCTAACCGTGAGGATGTGCAGCTGGGAATTGATGTGGACAGCAAGATTACCGGTCTGAAGGGCGAAGGTTCTTATACCGTGAAAAAGGTATATACCAGAGCAAAGGAAATCTTGGAGAACTGGAAAAAGGGCATGGATGTCCGTGCAGAGGTTATTGCGAAGCTGGCAGATCCTGATGCTGTTGGAGGTCAGATCGAACGCTGGGCTTGTGATAATGTATGGCACAATGAGATTCCGGTTGTGAACTGGGAGAAGGGTGGAATTATCGAGGAAGAAGTTTCTATCGGATTCACACCTTCTGATCTGCAGAACTTAGATGCTGTTGCGTAGGAGGTTGCTATGGAAAAAAATAAAGATGATATTTTCAAAGCCTTTACAGCGAAGGCTGTTCAGAGATTAAAGGATAAGAAGGTTACAAAGTACGAGACTTTATATGTTCCGAGCATTGACCAGAACATCAAGATCCGGAACCTGAACTATCCGGAAATTGTGGAATGCACGGAGATTGACGATAAGCAAGATCCGAACGCATCTGATAAGTATTGTATTTATCTGGCAGTTGTTGAGCCTGATTTAAAGGCGGTCGCAATGGAATTAAAGGATCAGGGCGAGATTAAGACCTATCCGGAAGTGGTTGATATTTTCGAGATGAGTGAGATTACATCCATTGCTACGGAAATTATGAAATTGTCCGGTGTGATCGGAAGTAAAAAAGTGACGGTTGTTGAAGAACAAAAAAACTCATAGACCAAGACGGTGAGTGTTATTTCCTGCATTATTATATTCAAAAAGGCTTCAAGCTGGAGTATCTGCTCCAGCTTGGGGTGGAAGAAAAATGTTTCTATTATGCATCGATGTTAAAGAGCATTGAAGAACGTGAGCAGCTGTTTTCGGGAGGTGGAGGTGGCTAAATGAGTGTTGTAGGCAGTATTTCCATCCGGGATAATGCCAGTTCTGTGCTAAAGAGCATCCGACAAGAACAGACCGCCCTCCGGAAAGATGCAGCTGAAACGAGGAAAGAGCTGCAGCGTGCTTGGGATAAAACTTACACTGCTAAGATCAATACCGAATCGGCAACAAGAAAGACGGATGGACTAACCGGAAAGGTAAAGCAGTTAGGAAAAACAGTAATATCCCCAGTCATTAAGGCGAAGGATGCAGCCAGTGCGACAATAACAAAAGTCAGCAATGGAATTAAGACGGTTGGAAAAAAGGTGGCAACTCCGGTCATTAAGATAAAGGATTCTGCCACATCAAAAGTAAAATCAATAAAAAATGCATTAACGGGGGTGGCGAAAAAAGTAACCACACCCGTTATTAAATTGAAAGATGCAATCACTTCCAAAGCCACAAAGATAACTGGGAAGCTGAAAGCATTAGGGGGGAAGATTTTTTCTCCGATAGTAAAGCTGAAGGATGCCACAGCAAGTGGAATATCTTCTATCAGTGGCAAACTTAAGACCTTGGCAGCAACCGTGGCTATTCCGGTAACGATTGTAGCAACAGCGGTGGTCGGCGGTGCTGTAACGGAAGGAGCTGCACTGGAGCAGAGCATTGGTGGCGTGGAAACATTGTTCAAGGAGAATGCCAGTGTTGTTAAAGCCAATGCGGATGCAGCGTTTAAGACAGCCGGTCTATCTGCCAATGAGTATATGTCACAGGTCACAAGTTTTTCTGCATCACTTTTGAGCAGCTTGGGTGGTGATACCGCTAAGGCTGCAGAAGTTGCTGATATGGCTATGATTGACATGGCAGACAACGCAAATAAATTTGGTACCGACATGGAGTCTATCCAGAATGCGTATCAGGGATTTGCAAAGCAGAATTACACGATGCTGGATAATCTTAAGTTGGGATATGGCGGTACGCAGGAAGAAATGCAGAGACTGCTTCAGGATGCCAGCAAGATATCAGGTGTTAAGTATGATATCGGCAACTTGTCTGATGTTTACAGTGCTATTCATGTGATTCAGAATGAACTCGGAGTAACCGGAACAACCGCAAAAGAAGCCGGACAGACCTTTAGTGGTTCGTTCTCAGCGATGAAGGCAGCAGCAAAGAACCTTCTTGGAAATATGGCGATTGGCGGGGATGTAACCGGATCGATGGAACAGTTGGTGGATAGTGCGTCGACATTCTTATTCGATAATGCAGTTCCGATGATTGGACGTGTATTCTCATCACTGCCAAGCGTGGTTAAAACTGGGGTTAAAAAAGCGGTACCGAAAATCAAGACGCTTGGAAGAGATATAGTGGTCGGATTGAAGGACGGGCTTAAGGAAATGTTCCCTTCAATGGCTCCGGTAATCGAAAACGGATTCAATGCTGCCATTACAGCTGTACCGGAATTTATTTCAGGAATTAAGAGTGTGGTTTCCACGCTGGGGTCTCTGGCTGCCGGGTTTGCACCGCTGATTCCGCAGCTTGTCTCGTTTGGTAGTGGTATGACTACTACCATCCAGCAGGTAGTCGGTGCGTGCGTACCGGCTCTAACAAGCATTATTTCCACTGTACAGACGATGCTACCGGTAATTCTCCCAGTAATCCAAACGGTGGTTTCCACGATAGGAAACATCATCGGTCAGGCAGCTCCGGTCATTGCCGGTCTAGTACAAGGTATCGGAACGGTGGTTTCTGCACTGGCTCCGGTATTCAGTACGATTTTCTCTGAAATCGGAGAAAAGGTTGGCAGTGTCATTTCATTTGTCAGTGAGAGGATGGGCTTTATTCAGGAAGTCATCGGAACGGTGGCTCCATTGATTGGGGACATCATCAGCACAGCTTGGGGAGTAATTTCTCCAGTAATTGACATTGTAATCAGCGTATTTGAGATTTTGTTTGGCGTGGTTCAAAAGGTATTCCCTGGCATCCAGTCAATTATCGAAACCGTGTGGGGAATCGTAAAGCCACTGGTGGAAGGAATCGGCAGCGTTATCGGAAAGATTGCAGGATGGTTTGGTTCTGTAGCAGATGCGATAACCGGTTCTGGAGGAGATTCCGGAACTGTTGGAGAAAACGCTGAAGGAGATAATAACTGGAAGGGCGGTTTGACATGGGTTGGCGAGAAAGGTGCCGAGCTTGTTGATTTGCCAAGAGGTTCCAGAATTCTTCCACACAAAGAGAGTGTTTCCCTGACGAAGCAGGGCAGTGGAGTTGTAAAAGACAGCACTGCCAACATCATGCAGAATACAGTTTTATCCGGTGGCGGTCAGGATCTGACTCCGATCATGATGATACTGACAAGCATTGATGAGAACCTGAAGCAGCTGGTGGACAGAATCAAGGGGAAAGAAAGCGGTCTTGAAGTTCCGGGTTCCGGAAAGACTAAAGGGACTGCAAAAGGATTTATTGGCAGCGTGACGGTTGCCATTGCAAAACTGGCAGATGAGATCATTGTCCGTGAGGATGCGGATATTGATGAAATTGCCGACAAGGTTGCAAAGAAAGTCGTGGAAGTAGTTGTAAACATGGGTTAGGAGGTGGTCTGATGAAAACCAGAGTAATTGAATTAAGCGTAAACAACAGGAAAGAAGTTATCGAGCTGCCAATCAATCCTCCTTCTGTGGAATTCACAGAAAAACAGTTGAATCAGGCGATAACCCTTCTAAACATAGGAGAAGCCAATCTGAAGGGAGAGCGAGGGCTTAAGTACACAAAGCTGTCGAGCTTCTTCCCTTCGGAGAAGTCTCCATTTTATAAGAATGCGAAAAAGAAGCCTGACAAATATGTAGCGATGCTTCAGGAATGGAAAACCACAAAAGCAGTGGTCAGGGTAATCATAAGCGATATGAAAATCAACCTCGCAATGCTGATTGATGATTTTACCTACTCTATGAGGGAAGGTGATGGGGATATTTACTATACCATTTCATTTTCCGAGTACCGGACATTGAATGTTCCATCTGTTCAGATTACAACGAAAGTACGGAATAATGGTCTTTTGTCGAGACCTGCACCTGCAGCTGCAGGTGGATCTTATACAGTGGTTGGAGGAGATACACTCTGGGGGATATCAAAACAGAAATACGGAAATGGAAGTTCATATCCTAAAATTTATAATGCAAACAATGGAACAATTGAGGCAAGTGCTAAAAAGCATGGAAAGTCCAGTTCTGATAATGGACACTGGATTTATCCGGGCGATGTGTACACAATTCCGGCATAGGTGGTGTTGAGATGAAATTACTGACTGTAGGAAAAGATATCAGCGAACTGATCGAGCAGATCAAGTGGTCTGGTGACACAAAGCAGGTCGCACGTACCATTCAATTCACAATTGCGAAGAATAAGAAGGACAAAGACTTTCCCACGGTTGTCATTGACGAGGGTGCAGAAATCATCATGCAGGATGACAGTGGGAAGGATGTCTTTGGAGGCATTATTTTTGACATTGACAAGAGTGCCAGTTCCAAGGTGGAAACTTATCTGGCATACGATTTAATGTTCTATATCAATAATTCAGATGTCAACAAAATATTTGAAGGAACTCCGGAAACGATTGTTCCGGGGATCTGCACAGAACTCGGAATTGAAAGCGGAACGATGGCTGCAACGGGAGTGAATATATCTTCTATGCCATGCTTTGGCAAGAAAGCCTATGAAGCCATTATGATGGCATACACAGCTGCAGCAAAGCAGAATGGCAGCAAGTATATTCCGCTGATGACCAATATT